GTCGCGCATTGGCGGGTACGTGATTAGTTTTACTATACATTTTTTGTATTATTTCTGCTGTTAGCATTTTTTTACCCTCGCTTTACGCTTGGTTTTTACGCCCATTAATGAGCATTTTGTACTGATACTGCTAGGGCTTCTATTTAAAAATACGGCTAGCTGATCGGCTGTTACTTCGCCGCTTGCAGCTACCATCACCTTTAATTCCCACGGTGCGTAGTTTTTTTGTGTTTCGGGTGTTCTTGATTGATACAATTGTTTACTCATTTGTTTCTCTCTTTGTTTGAATGTGTGTTGCTATCTCTCAGCCATGTCAATTTTATTACCCTTGTCGGCTGCTTTAGGCCGATTAACTTTGGGTTATACAATAAGTTGTTATATTGCCTTTCGTAATTCGGTCAAATGCGCTATAGCATCATCTATTTGATCAGCATTAAGCACCATAACTAATTCACAACGCATCCCTCTACTTGCGATTGTTATTATAATGTCATCCATTGAATCATGAATGTGCATCTTATTACCTCTATTTTCGTTACAGCTAAATATTTTATTTTTCATTTTAAACGTTCCTGTCGTGTAATCGGTAAATATTGCCGATTAACCTTGGGTTATTTCTCATCGAATGAGCGCGCACACTTTAAGTAATAGTTGTTTGCAAATTTATCAGTCGCGGAGCGTTGGCGCGGCTTGCTCGACCAGCTCGGCTCGCTATACGCATCTTTCACCGTCTCTATCCACTTTTGGTCAGTGCCAAAGACGTTTATTATTTCCGCTATTGATGTGTTTTTCTGCCTTAGTCGCATTATAACTCTAGCTAATTTTGTGCGCTTGGCGCATATCTTGTGGACGGTTTCGTTGCGTGTTTCTGTTGTCTGTGCTGTTTCTGCTGTCTTCGCCGTCTCTGCTGCCTGCGCTGCGAATGGTAATAATAATACTAGTGCTAATGTTGATTTATTCATTTTGTTATCTCTCTTTGGTTGTTTAGTTTATGTAATTTATTGAATCGGCGTCCTTGCCTTTGTTTTAAAACAAAATTAATCTAAAGCGTTTTGTATTTCTTGCTCTAGCTCGGGTTGGTCGTAAATTTGCTCACTAGCTCTGAACAATAAAGCCTCAAGCTCTTCTATTCTCTGATGCGCATCAACAAGTTCGTCGTGGTGTTCATCGCGTTGCCTCAACACTGTTTTGTAGCAACGCTTTAACTGCTCATACTCCATTTTGTTTCCCTCTCTTTTGAATGTGTATGTAATTTAACGGCTAACTATTATCTTGTCAAGCGTTTATTTACTCTTTTTATAAAATCTCTTAGCGCACAGTTGGCAGCAAAACCCCCGGCGTTTTGTTTTTTATGCTCTATAGGTTCGTTATCAAACGCTTTTTTGTACGTATCTTTGTAACCTTGCCAAGCTTTCTTTTTATATTCCACATGGGGTAGTTTAGAAATTTGTCTACTAACCCATTTTTCATCGTGCTTGTTCATTAATCCACGCCTCCAAAGCTTCTAACGCGCCCGCACAGCCGCGAGCGACACAGGCGAACCCGCCTAGCTTATCAACGCTTTCGAGGTATGCTATTTGCTCTTTGCTCGGCTTACTGCTCTTACTGTGCGTTTTTAATTCACAACAAAAAGACGGGCGGCCATGTATGAAAATATCGCTCGCCCCCTTGATCATGCCCTCGCTTTTTTGTTTTTGTGTTTGCGCTATATTCCTTTTTCCTTCGTTTCTGATATGCGTGGCAACCTTGGCAATGTCTGGATAATGTTTTTTTATGTAATTAAAAAAAGTTATCATTTCTGCACTTTCTGTCGGTTGCTTACCTTTTTTTGTCTCGCCAAAATAATAGATCATGGTTGTTTGTCCTCTGGTGCGTTGTGAGCTGTTACCTTAAAAAAATCACCTTCTTTTTTGCTTGTAATAGTTGTTGGCATTCTACCGTGACCCCTATTTAGTGCCGTTAAAAATAGATCAATACTTGGTGCAACTTTACCAAAAACAGCTACACACAAATTATTCCATAAATGTTGTGCAAACATGCTTTTACTATCTGGCGAGTACCAAGCGGAAAAGCTTCTGTATTCTGTTGTGTAGTCTATTCTTAATGTTTTGTTACCTGCTCGGCTGTGCCATTCCTGCGCGTACCATGTCAGAACTTTGTCGCTACTCCTTTGGTGCGGGCTGCTTTTCATGCGTTTAAATTCTATTTTTAACTTTTCATTTGGGTCAACTAGTTCAGCTTTGCATTTTGAACAGTAACGCGCGGCTATATCGTTCTCATGATCGCATTCAGGGCAGGCTTTAAAAGACCAGCGACCCGCACAGCGTTCATACTTACCATTTATTATTGTTTCGCTTGTGCAACGCCTGCCGAAGTGCGCGGGCATTTCTTGTGGCTCTTCTGTGTCTGTTGTTATTCTCTCGCCAAGTAGATCAAGAAAATAGCCGTTTTTATCAACTTCTAAGCGTTCAGGGTTTGGTCTTGCTGAAAACTGATTGATAACACCGCAGCACTCGCAAGCAGCATCAATAAAACTTTTCTCAGATCCACCGCCACCAGTTGTTATTTTTGGCTCAAATAGATTGTCTTCTAACTCGTGGCGCTCTATATTTTCCGCAAAATCTAATATTAAACAATCTTTTTTATTGTCAGCTAGACGCAAGCCACGCCCTATTATTTGTTGAAAAAGACTCGGGCTTTCAGTAGCTCGCAACACTGCGACAACATCAACATGTGGAGCGTCGAAACCCGTAGTTAGTACTGAAACATTAACCAAGTATTTAAACTTTTGTTGTTTAAAATCGTTTATTATTTTTTCTCTGTCTGCTTTTTTTGTTTTTCCTGTGATTAAAAAACTATTCCCCGGTAGACTTTGAAGCACTTCATTGGCGTGTTGTATTGTAGCAGCAAAAAACATTACACCTTTTCTGTCTCTGCTGAATTCTACTACTTGCGCCACTATGCCCGCAGTTTTTCGCCCTTGCCCCTCAAAAGCCTGCTCAATTGTGGATTGGTCAAACTTGCCATTACTTTTTATTTCCAGATTTTCGGTGTTGTATCCCTCGCATACATCCGCCACTGGTTGAGTCAAAAAACCCTGATCAATAAGTTCTTGTGTTTTTACTTGATAAAGCAACCTAGTAAAGTATGGATCTGTTGTTTGATCTTCGTCTACTGCTTTATTGTCTTGATCAATGCGATAAATATAACCCGTTTTCATGCGATAGGGCGTAGCAGTTAAACCGATCACTCTTAGTTTCGGGTTGTGTTCCTTCATAGTCTTTACTATGTTTTTGATAGTTGGCGTTATTTCGTGAGCCTCATCAATAACAACGGCTGAAAATTGCGCCCCAAACTTTTCAATACTATTTAACACAGACAAAGGCGAGCCGAACACGACACAGTGCTTTAACTCTTTTTGGCCTGCGCTTGCGCTAAATATTGAAGCGGGTTCACCGTAGGCTAAATATTTTTCTCTGTTTTGTGTTACTAGCTCTTTCGAAGGGGCTAAGCATAAAACTTTTTTGTTTGATTTGTTTTTAATCCATCTTGCCGTCTCTGCGACAATGAGTGATTTTCCTGCGCCTGTCGCTAACTCTAGCAGACACGGATCGTAACATTTAGCAATAAAATCAGTCGTAGCATTTACAGCGGCCTGTTGGTACGGGCGTAGTTTGAATGTCATCTAACACCCCAGTTTGTTTTATTTTCTGATCTGTACTGTTCTAAGTCCACGCTTTTTAGCTCTGGGATCTTGCTGTATTGTATCGAACCTTTTCGCTCGATAGGATATACAAGCACACCGCTAATATTGGTTTTTTTACTGTCAGCCATTATTATGAATTCTTTTTTTAGCTCATCTAGTCGTGTTTTGATTTCTTTTTCTTGCGCCTTTAGTTGCTTATATTCTTCGGCTAGTTTAACCGCTTGTTTGTTCTGTACCAAGTCTGCTAAATGTTTGTCAGGGTTTTTTAATTCAACTAAAAAAGCATCATAAAACTTTTTGAGTTTCGGCAAATTTTCACTTAACCATGTGCTTGACAGTTCTATTAATTCAATGCGTGATCCCGCGCTTGACCACTGATAGAAATGGCATTTCTTGCGGCCTGTACAATACATTTCTATTTGTGTTTGCGCGTAGTAATGCGGTTGTTCGTTGATGCTTTTAAAGTCGTTTTTATCGCGTTTCCCGAAAGGACATTTTATTTCTAATACAGCGTCATCATTGATCAAGCCGTCAGGACTAGCGCCTAGCCAGTCTAGCTCACTGTGAGTGTGAAAACCCGTCTCGGTGACGTTTAGCCCTGTTTCCATCTCAAAGTCGCCTTGTGCATACTCTTCGAACCTTGTGCCGTATTGCGTCGCTATGTTACCTTTGAATTCGCTTTCAGCGCCTAGCGCGTCGCGCACCATTGCCCGCATAACATCTGCTGGTTTGCGAAATGGATCACAGCCGAGGATTGCGCCAATATTTGAGCCTGTTATTTTTTTCTGTCTTTGTTTGAACCATTCTGGCGTTCTTTGTTCGATCATAATTTTTCCCCTTTTTTATTTATAAACCCAATAGAAACCTTGTCGGCATTTCACACCATTTTTTAGTTGATGCTCTATGCTATAACCAATATCTCTAACCGCTGACCGATAAGATACATACTCACATATTGTTTTCTTATCGCTACTTAATTTATACACAGGCTTACAAGCTTTTCCAGAAGTGCCAGTACCATTTGTTATATCTTTATGTTGCTTCAGCTTGTTTTCATGCCACGTGATTAACTGAATATTATTAATCGAGTACCCTTCAAAATCGTTAAGCCTGTCAACGCTTGGTTTTAAATCTCTTTTATAACCACTTTTTGCCCAGTTTTTATATAAACATTCAAACCCGTTATTATACATCCAGTTTTTTAATTCATCTTTAGAGTACGGCACTTCGCCGTGCCCCCTTTTTTTTTGGTTTTGTTTTTGAGTGCTGTATATCGTGCTTATGACACCGTTTTCTTTTTTATCTGAAAATCTCCTGTTGTCGATCCTGTTTTGTTTTGTGCCTAACCCTGTGCAAGCCTTGCATTTGTTTAAATACCCGTCAGCCATTCCTTTGTGTTTATAAAAATATATTGTCTCTTTTTTGTTTCCGCATATAAAGCAAGTTTTCATATAAAAACCCCTTGAGTTAATTGTTATATAACAATACACACAAAGGGTTCTAACGTCAAACTTTTATAGGG